GTTTAACGAAATCATCCAGTAATAGATGATCTCCGCAGTAACTATTTCGCGATTACGTCCACGACTCTCTTTCTCATTAAACCATGTTGCCGTCATCTTGGCGTTAATGTAGGTATTAATGGATTCATAGTTTTCATTAGAAAGTTTCTCATACACCTCGGAAGAAACATCCGGAGTAATCGTCATTGCTTTTACATACCATAGAGTCTCTTCCGTAGTTTTATCTGTTACTGCTAGGAATGGTTTTTCGAATTTTGACTCCCATTTTGAAAGGGAAACCAAAGAGTGCTCCAGATCTAAAGCAAACTCGGAAACAATGAACTGATTCGCTTCTTCATCAAAATCTTCAGACATCGAAACCTTTATAGTGAGCACCCTCTGGCCTCCTCTCAACTAACCCTAAACGAAGGGGTAGAACCAGTCGACATCCACAACAGCCGGGAACTCGTATCCAACGGCAGGCTGAGCAGTTACCACCGTATCTGCGGTAATGACAACCGCTCCGGCCTTGGTAACGCCATCGATCTTGTATACGACACCAGTAATCGTGGGAATAGTAATAGTGTTAGTACCCTGAACGAACGTCGGCTCCGTTGGAGTAGCCTCAGTAATAGTTCCACTGAAGAATGCGATTACTTCCGCAGGAGTAGGAAGGCGAGGATCAGTGCCAACCCCTCCATAAAGAGCAGCCTCAAGACTAGCAAGCGCAGTCGAATCCACCTTGGTGGAATCAATTGTCATAACAGCAGTAGGCTTAAGGTCGGGAACCTGAACTGGAGTAGTGGTTACCTCCCAGCTAAACGTCACCGCCTCAGGAGAATCATTGACCGTGGCATAAGCCTTCTCTGATGGAGCCGCAAGAGCACCATAAATCAGATGCAACTTGTACCCATAGTCATCCCCATCAACATCGTTGCCAAGCCGGGTTCGGTAAGAAAGACCGAAAGACTTTCTCGACTGTTGCCCAACGGAAACACCGGGAGAAGGAACTGCCGTACCGTCGCATTGCGCAAACTCAAGCGGATACGTAAACGCCTCAATAGTAGCACCGAACTCTTCTGCAGAAATGAGATTCAGATACTTGATGTTGTCCGCATACTGAGGGCTTGCTTCCGCTCCAGAAGGACTTTCAGTAACTGTGGTAAGTCCATTCCAAGCGAAACCAGTATTGTAAACTCCACTACCATCCGGAATATAAAGAACCCCGTTGTCAACGCCAGTCTCATAGGTTCGTTCACCTACCTGATCCCAAACAACTTTCGTCATGGTCGTTCCTTTCTAGCTAGAAGTAAATGTTAAAAACATCATGATTGAGATTGTCCGCCGTGAAAAACCTATTATGAATACACATCGGCAGAGCAGCGACCTTGTCTGGAATCGTACTATCCGGATTCCGATCGATAACAGTCACTTGATACCGCTTGGTGTAACGATATGGATTATCGCCAGCAAACTGAGTAATTGCACTATCCCTGTTGTAAACGATACACGGATATTTCATTTGCACATTGGATGGTGGTTGAAAATAAACCTGTCCGCTTCCAAGTATAGCCTCAAAAATTGATTGAAGCTCTAATCTACGAATTTGAAGAAGGCTATTACTTGAACTATGAACCTGAACAGGATCAAGGCCCGATGTATCTAGGACCATTATAAACACCTCCCAATCTCAAGAGAAGGCGGGGGCTCTCAACAGTAACTTCCGAAACTTTCCAAAGAGCCCCCGCCCACTTGACATAACGAATGGCAAAGAAATGTTCCCTGGCATATGCATCAGCAACGATACTAATCGAATTTCCAACAGAGAGATCGTCATTAACGCTTTGTCCGTCTTGAAGATTTCGAACGTTTCGAACAACATCTCCCGAACATTTTCGCTCGACAATGGTGTCTTCCCAAACACCAGTTCCACTCCCAGTTTCCGAAGATTCACCATATCCAATTTCGCCGAAGAACTTTGCCATTTTAGTTCTCCTCTAACTACGCCGTGTAAACGTAAGTCCAGTCAGTGTCAATGTTGTGTGCAAAGTGGTAGGTAGCCTGCGGAACGGCAACAACCTCAGTGGTCTCAGTAATCACAACCGGTCCCGGAGAGACGGTTTCGTCATCAATCTGGTAGTCAACGCCAGCAACAGTCGGGATGGTAATCGTATGAGTACCAGGGTTGTAAGTCGGAACCGTCGGAGCAGCAAGAGTACCAGAAACACGCTTAATGACGATAGCCGACTTGGGCTTAGTCAACGCACCAGAAACACGCGTCTCAATCAGGTACTTGTACTGGTTGTAGTCAATGTCGAAGTCATCGAACATCGAGATAGCACCGCCACGGTCTGCACCCATGGTGTAGTCGTTGATGTTAACAACAATGCCGAGAAGATCCGGAACCGACTCCATGACCTCAACAACAACGATCTTGTCTACGCGAAGAGCAGCAGCAAGCTCGGTTTCAGTCGGGTAGAGACGACGACCCATCCCATCCTTGAGAAGAATCATGTCCGTGAGAATGGAGTCCGTGGTGTAGAGAGTCGGGGTACCGGTTCCCTTGTAGTACGTACGTGCGCGGAGAATCGACTCGACAATAGCCTCGCCAGAAATGTTAGACGCAACCGTAACAAGGTGTGCGTACATCTCATCGTCCCATGCGATCGGACGAAGGCAAGACTCGTCGACCTTGTCCTCAGACTCAGGGTCACGACCATCGCCAATAAGAACCGCACGAGCAAGCTCCTCGTCCAACATGATCCGCATCTCAGCCTTGAGCCAAGACACAACGTCAAGATCAGTGATGTCAATAATGTCGTCCCGGTCAAGCTTCTGCTTCTTGTAAACCGTAGTCGGAGTGGTCACTCGCTTGAGCAGCTTAATGACCTCTTCCTTCTTGAGCGTTGCCTTGACATAACCCTTAGCCCTAGCCTCATCAGCAGTGATGTCGACCGCAGTTGACTTGATCCGTGCAAATGGAGAGTGCTTGGCACCCCCAATAATAGACTGCACCCACTCCATACGACGGCTAATGACGTCTGGGCTCGAAGTAACATTCTTAGCATCCGGGAACAAATAGTCAATGTTCTCGATTCCATACTCAACAACGTGAGCAAGGAAGGACTCCTTGAGAGAACCGAGCCGCTGCGCATCGTCGACGATGGTTTTGAGCTGGTCGTGAGAGAGCGCGGGGCCGTCCTTCTTGGGGATACCGCTCTGCTCGAAAACATTGTGCGTCATTTCATCGGTTCCTTCCTTGGTGTCCATGTCGTCAGTTCCTTCCATGTGGGTGATGTCACCCTCGTTTTCGTTAGTGCTATCGGATTGTTTTACAGTGCTTGAAGAAGTAGCTTCCTCGAGAGCAGCGCCAATCATGTAGTGCACGACAGTCTTCTGCTCTTCAGTCAACGAGTCATAGACTTCCTGCACGGTCTTATCTCCAGAATCAGAACTTCCATCGGCGTGCTCAGCAACTTCCGCCTTGGCATCCTCCTGAGCAGCTCCGATAAGATAGTTAACTGCATCCTTCTGCTCATCATTCAAAGTATCGTAAACCTGCTGAACAGTAGGATCAGACGCGTGCTCGGCAGTATCATCAGAGGTCTTCTCGATGGTATCTACCGGCTTGTCCTCATGCTCAAGAGTAAGACCAGTGTAAATAATAGCCTCATCCTCGAGAGTATCGACATCACCATCAGCGTGAGCAATGCTGATATTGTCGATAAGAGCCCCCGGGTTAGCCCCAGAAAGCACAAGACTAAGCTCACGAATTACTCCGTGAAAGACCTGCTTGCTACGCTCAACCAACTGGTTAGCATAGATCGACAAAGCCGTAATATCGCCATGCTGCACGAGGGACTTTGCCTGATTTGCTGGATCTGTTCCATTGAAGAACGCATATGCGTAAACTCCATCGTCCCGGCTTTCAAGCATCGCATGACCGAGAACGTTTCCAGGCTCACTGTGACCATGCTGCCAAACAAGAGGAACCTTCTGCCCATCCATATTCTTGAATGCTTCGGGCATAATGGTCCGACCGTCGGAGCATTTGAGGCCAGCCTTCGTGGCATAACCGCTGAAATCAGCTTCCATTGCGACTGTCTCCTTCCTTACTTGTTTGTTCTGATATTGCTGACCCCGACGGAGCCGGCATTTTTCTTCTCGGGCTTCTTATTTGCTGCAGCAAGTTCTTCTCTCATCTTCTTAATTTTATCCTGAACGTCTTGGATCTTTACCTGCAAAGCTTTAGCATCATCAGGAATTTCTTTCTTCTTATTCTTATCATAGTAATCTTTTGATGACTTTGCAGCATCCGATTTCTGCTTAGTAGTAAGATCAGACTTTTCAGAACTTGCTTTCTTTTCAGAAGCCGTAGGCGTTGTTACCCCACTTCGAAGTTTAGCCTGCTTAGTAAGTTGAGCTAGGACTTTTCTAAGGGTTTCTAAACGAGTTTTAAGAGCACCTACTCTAGCTTCAACTGCTTTCCGTTCTTTCTTTAACTGCTCTGCCGTTTTCTTTCTAGGAACTTTAGGCCTTGATATCGGAACAACCTTAGCTCTAGCTTTAGATATAGGCAAAGACCTAGCCCCCGCACGACCTATTTTAGTCTTTGCTTCCCCTGGAGTTTTGCCCTTTAGCTTCCTGTTGTTAAGATAATATAGATGAGCTTGTGCAGGATCGTACGGAAGAGCAGCATGAATTAACTCGTCACCATGAGCCAAAAGGAGTTGATCAATCCAGCTAGGCACTTTCATCCACTCCAAGATCCGTAAAGATTTCATCCAAGGTAGTATCAAGCGAATCCAAAGCTCCTTGTATTACCGGATCCATCTCAGAACTAGCAGCCACCTCTTGAGAATCTGCCGGAACCTCGGATGGAAGCTCTGCTGGCTGAGGCATGTTACTATTGACAAGCTCATCCGCCTTTGGATTATCGGAAGGCTTAATGCCGATAAAGGATCTAATCTCGTTGGAAGTAAGAATCTCATTCCGGGTGAACTTATCCGCAATCTCAGCAATATCGGTAATTGGAACAAGCTCGAAAGGATCTCTAAAGAATACAATCGACTGAAGCTGGGACCGAGCCGTCTTTGTAAGGAAGGTTCGTTTCATCGCTTCAGTAAAGGCAGTCAAAACCGGTTTAATCGTTCGGTTCATATAGTTAAGCATAGCCTTCTCATCGGCAGTACCATTCATTACCTCTGCCGTAAGGCCAAGCTGACTGTAAAGCATATCAGTAAGATATGTAACCTGACTGAGCAAGTTATTCTCAGCAGGACGATTCAGTTGGGTAATCTTTTCAGTACCATCAGTATAAGCAATTCCGTACTTATTACCCTTCAACTGAAACTCAATATCTGCGCGACGTTGTTCTGCCTGTGCCCGACGAGCCTCAGATTTAATGACATACGGAAGCTGAATAATAAGATCGAGTTTACCAGAACTGGAAGCCTCATCAACAGCATCAAGCATGTTAAGTTTTCTGATAAGTCTCTGAAGAGTTGAGTTAGGCTCATTCATAACTGCGTAAAGAGGGTTCTCAACAATCGCAACATATTTCTTTTCAAGCGTAATCTCTTGCCGATAACCGACTTCCTCATTATAAAGGCTAACCCTAACATGTTTGGGATACCAGTTAATAATCTCACCCACGCGCAAAGTCTTAATGTCAAACGACCCAGATATCGATGGATCAAGCGTGGTATCAACCGGAACAACAGCAACGACACCCTTATCAAAGAGCGTCATTACCATATCTTGGCGGAAAGCTTGAGCGGCCTGATCGATATTAGCCTCAAGATTTAAGCAATCATTCAAACCACTGTCAATATCCTCTACGTATCTCCGAGCACTATCTAGGCGA